GCGACCGCTCCTGGCAAGCAGCCTGGTACCGATACCAAGGCACCGTTAGAGACTGTTGCAGGCAAGCCAGGTACCGCAACTGATCCTACCGATCAAGGCGAAGCCGCCGGAGATCAAGCCGAACGCAAGCGCCGAATTGAAGCGGGTCTGTCGAAGGGCGACTTGAAGGAAGAAAAAGATGATGACGATGACGACAAGGACGAAGACGATAAGGACGAAGACGATAAGGATGACGAAGACAAGAAGTTTGATTTCAAAAAGAAGTTGAGCGAAGATGTCGCCGCGATCCTCGCGTCTGAATCTGGTTTGCCAAAGGAATTTGCCTCCAAGATCGGCACGATCTATGAAGCGCGTGTAATCGATAAGGTGTCCAGCATTCAGGAAGAGATCGAAGCTGAGTATGCTCAGATGTTTGAAGACGCAGTGTTGGAAGTTCGTACCGCCTTGTCAGAGCAAGTCAATGACTACCTCGACTATGTGGTTGAGGAGTGGATGACCCAGAATGAATTGGCCATCGAAAAGGGTCTTCGTTCTGAATTGACGGAAGAATTCATTGGTTCCCTCCGCAACGTATTCCTTGAGCACTACATCGACATTCCAGCCGAAAAAGTTGACCTCGTTGACGAACTCGCCACGAAGGTCGAAGAGTTGACCAGTTCCTTGAACGAAGAAGTTGCTAAGGGTGTTGAACTCAAGAAGCAACTTGGAGAATCCAAGAAGTCAGAAATCCTCAACGGCGTCTGTGAAGGATTGACACAGACCCAAGTTGAAAAAGTTCGTACACTCGCAGAGAGTGTTGAATTCACCGCAGAAGGTGATTACACCGCAAAGGTGTCCACAATCCGAGAGAACTACTTCCCTGCGACAAGCGGGAAGAAGTCAACCGACAGCAATGCGAAGATGTTGACAGAGGTCACTGAGATTGCCGACGATAAGGCATTCGTGTCTGATGCAGGTGTCGCATCTGTCGTAGCAGCATTGACACAGCAGTTGAAGTAATCACCAATACCATCACAAGGAGCAGCAACTATGTTTATGTCAGAGCAACTAGAGAAGAAGTGGGCCCCGGTTCTCGATGCCGCAGGCCTCCCAGGAATCACCGACAAGCACAAGCGAGCAGTTACCGCAATCATTCTTGAGAATCAAGCAAAAGCCCTCGCAGGCGATGCCCAGATTCTTAGTGAAACTGCGTTGAATGCCACTGGCGGTGGTTTGACAGGTACCGCAACAGCAACCGGTCCTATGGCTGGTTATGATCCAATCCTTATCAGCTTGGTTCGTCGTTCCTTGCCTAACTTGATTGCGTATGACATCTGCGGCGTCCAGCCAATGACCGGTCCTACGGGATTGATTTTCGCAATGCGTTCCAACTATGCGTCAGGTACACCTACCGCGCGTACTGACGAAGCATTCTACAACGAAGCCAACACTGGTTTCACTGGTAACGTCACCGCACAATCCGCATTGTCGTTGACTGCATCAGGTAACACGTCCGACATCTTCACAATCGGTACGGGTCTCCGTATCGGTGGTATGACCACAGCAGTCGCGGAAGGTTTGGGCGACGGCACCAATCCTAACTTCGCAGAAATGGGCTTCTCCATTGAGAAGGTCACCGTGACTGCACGTACCCGCGCACTGAAGGCAGAATACTCACTCGAATTGGCACAGGATTTGAAGGCAGTTCATGGACTCGACGCCGAGACTGAACTTTCCAACATCCTCTCAGCCGAAGTCCTTTCCGAAATCAACCGTGAAGTCATTCGTACCATCTACTCCGTAGCAAAGGTTGGATGTCAGGTTGGAACGACCGCAGCGGGCACGTTCGACTTGGATACTGACTCAAACGGTCGTTGGATGGTGGAAAAGATCAAGGGACTCGTGTTCCAGATCGAGCGCGAAGCGAACACAATCGCCAAGCAGACTCGTCGTGGCAAGGGTAACGTGGTTATCTGTTCTTCAGACGTGGCATCAGCCTTCGCACTCGCAGGAGTCTTGGACTATGCAGGCGCCTTGAAGGATAATGTCAGCCTCAACGTGGACGATACAGGCAACACCTTCGCGGGTACCTTGCTTGGTCGTTACAAGGTCTACATTGACCCGTACTTCCCAGCCGCACAGACTCAGGAATTCGCTGTGGTCGGATACAAGGGTTCCAACGCATTTGATGCAGGAATCTTCTACTGCCCATACGTACCTCTCCAGATGGTCCGCGCCATCGATACCGCGACCTTCCAGCCAAAGATCGGGTTCAAGACCCGTTATGGCTTGGTTGCGAATCCGTTCGCAGAAGGTGGAGTCCAGGGTTCAGGTGCCCTGACCGCCAGAGCAAACATGTACTACCGCGCACTCAAGATTGCAAACATTGCATAATTGAGTCCGATAGAGTGTTTCAAAGTCGAGGGGTCCCTGAAAGGGGACCCCTTTTCTTTTGTCTTGACAATGCTCTATAAATAGTGTATACTGTGGGGAATTTAGTGTTCTCTTATAAGGACTAAGCATAAAGGAACGATAATATGGCTATTCCCTCAATTCCCCACACGCCTGCCAATCCTAATGTCATGCACCCGAATAAATTCGTGGTGAGCTTCACTGCATTGCCAACCGTGGAATATTGGTGTCAAAGTGTCAATGTACCGGGTCTCTCACTGGGAGAAGTGCCACAGCATAATCCCTTCCTTGATATCTATTCTCCTGGCGAAAAACTTTTGATAAATCCATTCTCCATGACGTTCATTGTGGACGAGGACTTGACAGGTTGGATGGAAGTCTATACCTGGATGCGCGGGATGACTTTCCCAAAGGAATTCAAGGAATACCGCGACCTCGATAAGCGCCCGGGTGTCTTGCAAGCCCCCATGAAACAATTCTCTGATGCCACCCTGGTGATTCTGGACTCCAAGCAGAATCCTAAGATTCGTGTCAAGTTCCAAGATTGTTTCCCCACCAGTCTGACTGATTTGCTCCTCAGTAGCACCGCCTCGCCAGAGGAACCAATAACCGCAGATGCCGTATTCAGATTCCTCTTATACGAAATCGAAATTCTGTAATTGACTTCACCTTCTGATTGTGTTATAATGGTTCATTATGATACTTGACACAACCGCTCCATCGACCGCACAAGTGACTGCTCTTTTAGAAGAGTGGAAAAAGGACTGCAAACTCGACAAGCTGGAACTCTCCTCTGAACTGAGGAAAATTCCCTCACATCATAGCAAGTATATGCAAATTCTCTCCACCCATCGTCAAGCCTTCAAAGAAGGCGAACGTCGATTGAGCAAGCTGAGAAGAATCAAATACGAATACTATACCGGGCGACTCGACCAGGCAGCACTCAAGCAGTATAATTGGCAGTCCTTCCCCTTCACCCTCAAAGGGGACCTCAGCACCTATATGGACTCCGACAAAGACTTACTCAACGCACGAGCGGTCCTGGCCATTCATGAAGAAGTGGTTACGGTGTGTGAATCTATTATCAAAGAACTCAATAATAGGACGTGGCAGTTGAAAGAAATTTGTGGATGGGAAAAATTCATTAGTGGGTCACATTAGGAGGTCTTTTTATGTGGACGTATAATGCTAAAATGCTGCGAGTGATTGACGGAGATACTATTGAGGCGGATATCGACTTGGGATTCGACATGCACTACATCGCCAAGGTTCGTCTTGCAGGGATCAATGCCCCTGAGATGAAAACTCCACAGGGAACACCAGCCAAGGCACGGCTGACAGAGATGCTGACCAATTATCCTAATTTGATTATCACTACAAAACTCAATAAGGAATTTGAGAAGTATGGCAGGGTGCTTGGTGAGATTACAGCCAATGGAGTGAACGTCAACCAACAGATGATTACCGAGGGATTTGCGATTCCTATGAAGGGATAGTTCCTACTATATCATGGCAGACCTTTTTGTAAGCAAGAAAAATGAATCATTTATCCAAGTCTCCTGTTCTGATGCTATTGGTCAGGAGCTATCAGAGTATTTCGCTTTTTTCGTTCCGGGTCATAAGTTCCAGCCTATGTTCAAGAGCGGAATGTGGGATGGTCGGATACGCCTGTTTGATCGTCGCTATTCCTCTCTACCTTTTGGCTTGTGCGGCCATCTCCAAAAGTTTGCTGTGGACCGTCAATACTCTATTCTGTTCGATGATGCCGTTCTCCTAACCACCAACTTCTCCATCGCGGAGGCACAAGCCTTTGCCGATTCTTTGAATTTGCCAGTCGCCCCGCATGATTATCAGATCGAAGCCTTCACAAAAGCCATTCGCAATCGTCGTATTCTGATTGTCAGTCCTACCGCGTCAGGGAAGTCCTTGATTATGTACCTGATCGTGAGGCAGCTTCACATGAACCATCTTAAAGGCATCATCATTGTGGGCACAACCTCACTGGTGGAACAACTCTATGGGGATTTTCGAGACTATGGGTGGAACGTAGAGAAATTTGTCCATCGTATGTATGCTGGAAAAGAGAAGAAAGCCGATCATTTTCTCACGATCTCCACCTGGCAGAGTCTTATCAAGCAAGACCCAGACTACCTAAAGCAATTCGATTTCGTTCTCGGCGATGAAGCCCATCAACATAAAGCCAAGTCACTCACGACTATTCTCGGTAATCTAACCAATGCGGATGTTCGCGTCGGTACCACAGGCACCCTAGATGGCACTAAAACGAACCAGCTTGTCCTAGAAGGGCACTTCGGACCTGTCTTCGCTCCTGTAACCACCAAACAATTGATGGATACCGGGAAACTCGCGCAATTGAAAATCAAGTGCCTTGTGCTCAAGTATCCTGTAGCGATATGTCAATCTATTCGAAAGTCCACCTATCAGGAAGAATACGAGGCTGTGGTCAGCTATCTCCCGCGATCTAGATTTGTTCGCAACCTTGCCTTGTCCCTGGAAGGCAATACCCTGGTGCTCTTTCAATTAGTCAAGAAACATGGGCAACCGATGTTCGAAGGCATTCGGGACGGTGCGATAAAAGGCAGACCGGTACACTTTGTCCACGGCGGCACAGAAACGATGGACCGTGAAGAGATTCGGCGTCTTACTGAATTGAGTAACAATACCATCATTGTCGCGTCATATGGCACGTTCAGTACAGGTATCAATATCAAGAACTTGCATAATGTCATTTTTGCCGCACCATCGAAATCCCGCATTAGAAACCTCCAATCTATCGGCCGAGGACTACGAAAGGCTGAAGGAAAAACCCATGTGACCCTGTTTGATCTCGTGGATGACCTGCGAATCGGCAAACATGAAAATTTTCTCTTGACACACTTCATCCATCGTGCTACAATATACAACGCTGAGAAATTCCCCTTCAAACAATATATGATTGATTTGAAATGATGAATGACTTATTGTGAAAGAACCAAGCATGTCTAATGTCACCACACTCATGATGATGATGGAACGCGGGGAAATTATTATCGCCGATGTTGCCTACGAGGGTCCCCAGGGTTTGATGACTCTGTATAGTCCCGCAGTTGTGTCGTATGAGCGGCCGCACCCAGGTGCCTTGGGCTTCATGTTATCCCCCTGGATTCCTACCGAACTGATAGCCAATTCACGTATCGACGTGTCACACACCATGCCCAGGGGCGCCTTGACCCCCTCACCTGAACTGATTAGCTTCTATAGGGCATGGGTTGCCACTGAGCAGGACCGTTGGAAACACTTTGGGAAGGATTTCAGTCAACAGATCGTTGATATCGAGAAACAACTCACCAGTCAATATAACGAAGCAAAATTCAGACGCGCGGCCGGTAAAATCCACACATCAGACCATGGTCACAACGAATTACTCATTGCACTTTTTGAGGAAGATGCCGCCTGGGGAAATTCCTCTATCACACACTAAGGAGTTTTATGGCTTCAACGCACTATGTCAACAACAAAGACTTACTCGCCGCGCTCATTGAACACCGCGCTGCCATAAAAGCGGCGAAGAAGGCGAAGCTGCCGGCACCAGAATTGAGTCGATATATCGGTATGTGTTTCCTTGATATTGCCGAGCATTTGTCTCGTAAGCCCAATTTCATGTCGTATACCTTCAGAGAGGACATGATTCAGGATGCCGTGGAGAACAGCATCCAGTACGTCCACAATTTTGACCCCAAGATATCCAAGAATCCCTTTGCCTACTTCACACAAATCACCTATTGGGCATTCCTACGAAGAATCAGCAAGGAAAAGAAATCTCTGTACGTCAAGTACAAAGCCACCGAACAGTTAGGGTTGCTCCAACAGTCAGCCATGCACGATCTTGAAGGTATTGGACAAGATAAAGGTCGCGCCTTCCAAGTATATGAGAACATCGCCGATTTCATCCAAACTTTTGAACAAGGGCGTAAAGCTAAACACCGCAAAAAAACCAAAATTCACGCTAGTTCAGCCTACGGTACGCTTAAGTTTATAGGAGATTGATATGTCGAATGAGAGCACGGAGGAACGAGTGAGAAAATTGGAAGAGGAAATTCAGAAGCTTCAGAGTAGGTTATTCCAGTTAGAACAAGAAAAGTTCATTGAACGGATGAATGCGTTTAAGTGTGGATCGGGGAGATACCTATAATGCGATTGGCTCTTATCAATGATACTCATGCCGGCGCCCGTGGTGACAATGTGCAGGTCAACGACTTCTTCTTTCGGTTTTGGGATAACATCTTTTTCCCTGCCTTAACCAAGCACAAAGTCGACCGAGTTGTGCATCTTGGTGATGTGGTGGATCGCCGCAAGTTCATCAACTTTGCCATTTGGAACAAGTGGCAGACCGGGTTCTTTGATCGGCTCAATGACGAATTTCACATTCCCATTGACCTGCTCACAGG